TAAGTTCATCTCTTCTCCTCTATTTTAGTTTTATTATCCTCTACTATATAATAGCGTCCAGTTGCTGATCTGTACACTTTATTTTCATTTTTTTCATTTTTATTCATTTAACTCCCCCCATGAATCCCCTACAGCATAATCAAAAACCATAGGAACCTGTAACCAAGGAAAATATTTAGGAAGATCATACTGAGCAATATTCTTCACTTCCTCTATAATATCTTGTTCAACACTATTGTTACACTCTAAAACTATACTATCATGCACAGTAATTATAATCTTGGCATCCAACTTTGATCTCTTAATAAAATTTCGTAAACAAACCATTGTATACAATACAATATCTGAACTACTACCCTGAACTGGATAATTAACTGCCTTCCTCAATATTTCAGATGGTATCTCTCTAACATACCCCTTAACTAAAGGAAACCGAGCAAATCTACCAGTAGGATATTCTATATAGCCCTGTTTCTTTAATAATACCTCTGTTCGAGTATACCAACTTAAAAAACCAGAATACATAGTAAAAAACTTCTGTCTAAACTCTCTACATTCTTTTATACTTAACTTTAAACCAAATGTATCTTCTGCATAATACATAAATCCTTCTGCCGATGCACCATAAATAAATCCAAAATTAACTCCCTTTGCTTTCTGCCTATCACTTTTAGATACCTCTGTAATACTCTTATTAAGAATCCTAGATGCAGTAAGAGTATGAATATCCATACCTTCATTATATGCCTTGATCATAGTTTTCTCATTTGCAATACTACAACCAACCCTAAGTTCTGCTTGAGAAGCATCTACATTTAATAATTGATACCCCTTTGGAACATAGAACATCTTCTTAATATCTTTATTTCTAGGAATATTTTGGAGGTTTGGGTTTTGTGAACTCAACCTACCTGTTCTGGTTCCTATTATATTAAAACCACCTCTTAACCTACCATCAGAATGAGCTATATGAGGTATCTTATCAATATAAGTTGAAAGAGCTTTCTCTAACCCCCGGATCTTTAATATATATTTTGCCAAAACACAATCCTGCCTTTCTGATAATTTAGTTAGGGTTTCATGATCTACTGAATACCCTGTCTTTGTTTCTCTTATAGGTTGAAACTTTAATGTTTTAAATAAAAAATTAGATAATTGTTGTGGTGATGCTAAATTGATGTTCTTAGTCCTAGGATACTCTTCTAATAATGCATCATGTAATCTGATTAACTTTTTCTGATATGTACCCTTTAACTTTGTTGCATATTCTTTATCTATAAGAATGCCAGTTAATTCCATATCAACAATAACATTACAAAATGGAATTATAACCTTATGTAACAACTTCAATAACTTTGGTGTATTTTCCAATTGTTTGTTAAAGAGATGATATAATTGCAGAGTATAATCAGTATCCTCACAATTATAATTACTTAAATCCTTTAATGTATCTGTAAAAGAAAATTGATACCCAGTTAGAAATTCTGATGCTAAAATTTTCAAAGAGTGCGATAATCGGTTCTCATCTAATAAAAATGACATTATCATAGTATCTGCATAAATACCATTCACCTCATACCCAAACTTCCTCAACCACTTCACATCAAACACACCATTGTGAAATACTTTATTTATTTTAGATTTTAGAATATTCCGAACAACCTCTCTGCCTTTCTCCTGTACATTAATATTAACATTCTCTGGATGATCTAAAGCAACACAAACAGATGTCCCCTTATCATACCCAAAAGAAATACTCCACATCTTAGCACCATCAGCAAATGGATCTAAATTACTATTAGTTTCAATATCAACAGCAAGTATTTCCTTACTTAACAAAAGTTTCTCATACTTCTCTAATTTTTTAACTGTATCACACAGAGTATATGTTCTACCTTTGTAAAGATTACCACTTAAAAAGAGCCCTATTTTATTCAAATCTGATCTTAAAATTGAAGTAGCATTTAAATTCCTAAGACAGTATGAAGGATGATACACTGGGAAATAAGTAATACCATCTTGTAAAATAAAATTACCTCTCTTCCCGGTTATCTTTGTTTTAGGAAAAAAATAATTTAATGCCACTGAACCAACAAGAACAACTACTTTTGGTTTGAGAGTATTTAAATCATTTTGTAAAAACATTGCAGCACATTTTTTAATAGTATCTTTCTTTGGAGTTTCATTATTTGGTGGATTACAATATACAATATTTAAATATGATAATGATTTATCATCAATACCAACCTCATTCAATAATTTCCGAAGTAATTTCCCACTCTCACCCACAAAAAGAGATTTTACTGCTGCCTCCATTTTACCCGGAGCTTCCCCCACTATAACTATCTCTGATTCTGTTAAAATAGGTGGCACAAAAGTTCTATCCTTATATACACATTTGTCACAAACCACTTTCTTTTGTTTAGAATGTACTTTTAAATTAACTAATGTGGAAAGATTCATTTAACCTCTAACCCTACAAAATTAAATATCTCTTTGGTTGCACTCTGTTTATGAAGAATCTTTAAATAATCAATAGTTTCCCTCCGAGATACTTTATATAATGTTGAATATCTATTAACCAACTCCACATTAAATTCTACTTTCTTTTTAGGATTCTTAACTCTAGTTGATTGTGATTCAGGTATTACTCTATATAATAATTTATAATACCTCTCTTTAAGAACAAAAAAATATTTAGATACAGTTGCAACAGCTTCGGTAAGATCTGGATCAAAACTAATAAACCTATTAATTACCCATAGTTTACCTTGAAGTTCTCTATCTGTAGGATACCTATATCTCTTATGATACAGATTCCTTAACCAATCCCAAATCTCCATTATGTTACTTTATCCTTAACTACATGTAACCTCTTTTTATTAAACCAGAACAACACAAATTTCTCCCCAGATCTATTAGTCCAAGGAGTAATATTATATGCCTTACAATACTGATCAATTAAATATACTTTCCTACTTCCTCTAATATGAATATGAATATCATAACCTCTGGGGATCATCAACATTAATTTATCATTCAAAGTAAATGATCCATCCACAGTAGGTTTACGAATACTAAAATGAACTACTTTATTTTCATCATCAATTTTAAGATCTTCATTTCTATATCTTGCTATTCTCATCAGATATCTCCAATAGTTTCATTGTTTCTCCTACCAATATGTCTTTTCTACTTTTAAAAAATGTTCTGGAATCTTAACATTACACCATTCCAAATATTTAAATATACTATCTTCCTGTTCTAACAATTTTATGATGGAAATGCCCTCTAAATCAGGACTATTATACCACCTCATAGGAATCCCCCTAAAAGAACGAGGTTCTGATACCTTACTGTTTTCATCAATTAACCACACCCCAAGTAAAACATTATTATCAGTTATGATAGTATGCAGTGGACTTATCGTAAACAAAGTATCATAGATCATCCCATTAATAGAAAAGTATGCATTTCCTTTTTTACTCACTTGTGGTTTTTTCATATGCCAAAAACGATCCCCACTTAGTGATTCATATATTATTTCTGTGTAGTAACATTTTTCTTTCATCTCACTCCCCAGCCTAAATAACCATTATATCTACACTCTTTACAATATACCGACATCATTCCCCCTCAAGTATCTGCATTAAACTTAAACAACATGCAGAAAAATTAATACTTTTATCAGCAATAAAAGTTTCTCTCCATAAATATTCAGCTATTCCCAAAGAAAGATTAACTCTCTTCCCATAATCTTTTGTAAGTAAATCAACTTTATCAAAAAGATATCTATAGGCCTCTGTATACTCAATATTAAGCTCTCTTATGCTTTTCAAATCTTTCTTCTTAATAAACTCTACTAATTGTTCCAAATTCCTAAAACTATCTGCACCTTTAATTTCCCAGATACCCTTGTTAGAATATAAATTAAGATTATTTATCATACTCCTGATATCTGGGTGGTAAAGATTAACCAATTCTATCAAATCATCTATCTCATAGGTCACCTCCTCTTTTTTAAGAATACCACTAAGTAACTTTATAATATCTTTCTTATGCAAATTCCTAAACTCAATTAATTGACACCTACTACGAATAGGTTCAATAATCTTATTTAAATAATTACAAGTGATAATGAATCTGGTCTGAGCAGAATAAGTTTCCATAAGATTACGAAGTGAAGTTTGTGCCTCAAGAGTTAACATATCTGCCTCATCTAAAAAACAAATCTTCCACTTCTTCATACTATACATCATAGCAAACATCTTAACTTTCTCTCTAATAACATCTATCCCTCTCTCATCAGAAGCATTTAAAGTAATGCTGTCACAATCAAGTAGATTTAAGAATATTTTTGCTATTGTAGTCTTACCAGATCCAACATTCCCGGCCAAAATAAGATGTGGTATCTCTTGTTGTTTAACAAACCTCTTTAGAAGTTCTCTAGTATTTGGATCAAGCACCAGCTCATCTAACTGTTTTGGCCGGTACTTCTCCATCCAAAGAGAATCTTTCTGCACAGTATTTCCCATATTATTTCTCCACCTCTTGGAAAGGATTCAACGCAAAAGTATACATTTCCGAAGAAAAAATTATTGGCATATTTTTACGAATTTCCATAGTTATCTCTTCTTCATATGGAAGAACTTGTATAAATTTAGTAAGTATAGTTGGATGCAATTTCATACTAAAACTACTTTTAGATTTTGTTTTACCCAGAGGCACTATCCAGTTATGTTGAGTTTTGATCCCAACTAAAACAGTTACTTTACCTTTATCTACTGATAGAGTTACTGATTCAGGTGCATAAAGATTAATAGCAGTTATTAACACATCTAAATCTTTTTTATTAACAGGAATCTCAACAGCAGAAACAGATTGTATCTGCTTTAATACCTCATCTAAATTACTGATTGTAGATGAAATCGCATCTACATTACTTAATAAAAATTTTAATTCATTAGCCCCTTTCTTAAACACAAGATAATTGGCCACAACTGTACAATCTAACTCTTCATTTGATGCAAATACATTAGAGGCTGCTGCAGCAAGTGTTTTAATAAATAGATCTAAATCATAAATTCCCATTGGTTTACAACCACTCTCCCCAAGACCAAGATTACTTACAGAAAGTACCATTCTTGGAGCATCTGTAACACAAAAAGATAAATTTTCATCTAAAACCATCTCATTAATTAAACCACCCACCCTGGCCCTTTCTACATGCTTAATAAATTTCTCCGCATTCATTTTCATCTTTCTTCTCCTTTTTGTTAGTTATCCTCTACTATATAATAGCGTCCAGTTACCAATCTGTACACTTTTTACCAAAAATTCTTTATTTTCAGAACTTTAATATTATATTTCTTATTAAAGTATTCTTCCCCAAAGAACATTTTATCTATAAGTGCCTCAATAACATTAGTAGTTACTGCATTACCTAAAGTCTTATACCTTTGAGTATCACTCATAATAACTTCATTCCCATCCTTATCTATACCTTCGGCAGTCCATCCTGGTGGAAATCCTTGAAGTTTCTCACACTCCACAGGAGTTAACCTACGAATTTGCCCAGATACATTATTGATATTTTCCACACTCTTTAAAAATTCAGAACTACTGCCCGCCCTATTACCAGTCGCCTCTGTAATAGTACCCATAATCATTGGTGTATGCCCACCACCCTTACCCATTGCTTCTGGCAAACAAGGACAAACCCCATCTTCTCTAGGCGTTTGATGGTCTTGCATACCCCCTATTACTAAAGGTGGGCACATACTTATATCCTTATTGCCATCAGAAGTATGACTAGCGGCCAAAGTAGGTGAATTTCCACCCTTCCTAATTCTCAACCCCTCATCATTTCTAAAATCAGCAATCTGAATCTCTTGTTTCTTCTTTTTCTTTTTGGTAGTGATCCCCACATCTACTACAGCAGGTTTCTTCTTCTTATCTTTCCAACTTCCTTTTGATTTCTCCATCCCATCTCCTTTCTGGTCAATTATAACTTTTAATAAATGTGGTCCAGAACCATGTGTTCCTGGACAAACTGGTGGTGAAATCCCAGAAACATCATGCACACAATCTTGTTGGTGTTTACCATACTGTTTCTTTTTAATTTTCATCTTTTTTATTGATACCTTAAATAATCTCCCAGCTGCCCCATCTAAAGTAGGTGCAATAGCATCTTTAGCTTCAAACACACTTCCTGTTTGGCTATACCCTTGTTTTACTTTCCCAGTCTTATTCTTATGAACAACCTTTATTTTCATTTCTTCTTTTTCTGTTTAGTAACCACATACGATTCTTGTGATGATCCACCCCTACTAGCCTGAATTGCAGGAACCTTATTTGTTAATCTCCTTTTCCTACCTTTAGATCCTTCTCCGGCATGATGATTAAAATTATTTGGTGCAAGAATACATTTATCTTCTTTATGAGATTTAGTTATTACTCTTACATCACCTTTATCACTACACCTTACTATTGGTGCTGTTTCTTTCTTTTTAAATGGTGCATCACTTCTAGATGCCACTATTGGCATATTAGCTATACCACCTCTCTTACCAGTAGAAAAAGTGGGGCTTAATCCATCCTCACTAACCACAGATCCAGCTTGGCCACCACTTTTATAGATGTTACCTACTTTCTCAATCTTAACTATCTTAGGATCTTTGTAATCTCTGGCTCTTAATGCCCCCACATTATCAGTAAATCCAAATTCCATCGGTGAGGCACTACTTGCTTGTGCATTGTATTTTAAATCTTCTCCATCCTCTCTTTCAGATTCTGTTGCGCTTTCTCTGAGAGGAAATATTTGTTTGATACTGTCTCCTCTAAGATGTCCGACAATGAACACTCTTTCCCTATTCTGTGGTACTCCGAAGTCGCAACTATTGCAAACTTCGAATTGCCATACATACCCAAGGTCGGCAAAAACCCTAAGTATTGTCGTGAAAGTTTCTCCAGATTCGTGACTAAGTAAACCTTTGACATTCTCAAGGAGAAAATGTCTGGGTCGTTTGTCGGCACAAATCCTAGCAATTTCATAGAATAACGTACCTCTGGTGTCCTGAAGTCCTCTACGCTTTCCAGCCATGCTAAATGATTGGCACGGAAATCCTCCCACCAAGAAGTCAAAGTCTGGTAATTCTTTAGTACTGATTTTGGTCGCATCGCCATAGTTTTTAACTCCTTTCCAATGTTTTTGGAAGATTTGGATTGCGTATTTATCGACTTCCGAGAAACCCACGCATTCCCATTTGCCCAATTCGTCCTTAATGTTGTTGAGTTCTTTTGATCTGCCGCCACTCTCCCGCTGTACGCATCGTAAATCACTACCTGATCCTTTCTTACCTTTCTGGTTTTGCCGGTTCCAGATTGACACTGCTTTTTCAATACCATATTCGAAACCTCCTATGCCCGAAAACATACTGAAATACCTCATTTCATCCCCTTTTTTATCCATTGTTTATAACCTGCATATAACTCATCAAAAGTTCTTGGCATAAATTTATTAACATCAACACCAACATTAATTAAATCTGTAAACCCCTCCCCCATTCTCTGTCGTTTAAACTTCCAATTTTGATGTACATGTCCCACAAAATTAATATCATAGTTTACATCTGCCATCTCCGGCATATGAACAAGATTTATTCTCATTTTACCATATCCAATTACTAATCTTTCAATAATAGTTTTCATTGAATTATTTCTATCATGATTACCTTTAATAAAAATAATCTTTCCATTAAGTTGTGCTGCATAATCAGATGCCTTAAAATTTGCCCCTTCTCCCACTTTCCCACCAGGAGAATTCCTAAAACAAAAATCTCCTACATGAAATACAATATCCTCTTCTTTAACCCTCTCATTCCAATTTCGTATTAAAGTTTTATTCATCTGTTCCAAAGTTTTAAATGGTCGGTTACAATA